ATTATCTGGCTCGCAAGCAAATCGTCGGTTTTGGTGTTCGTTACGCGCCGCGCACGGGCGCGTTTTTGGTGCCTATGTGCAACGTGCGGGACCAGATCGTCGGCCTGCAGGTGGTGTTTCCTACCAAGCAGGAAGACACCGGTCGGGACAAATCCTACTGGCCCTACGGCATGTCGAAAGAGGGCGCCTTTCACCTAGTCGGACCTCACCCTGAACCGGGCGAGCCGGTGTTGGTATGCGAGGGCTACGCCACCGGCGCCAGCCTACACATGGCGACCTCGCTGACCGTGGCCATTGCATTCGACGCGGGCAACTTGCTGGTGGTCTGTAAGGCTATGCGCGAGCGCTTTCCGGGTTGCCCATTGATCGTCTGCCGCGATGATGACTGGAAGACCAAGCGCCCTAATGGCACGCCTTGGAACCCTGGTGAAGAGAAGGCTAACAACGCCGCATTGATCGTTGGCGGTCAGGTGGTTGCGCCGATCTTCTCTGGTGAGCGTGAAGAGAAGTGGACCGACTTCAATGATCTGCATGTCGCCGAGGGGCTGGAAGCGGTCCGGCGTCAGGTATTGGCGGTGGTCAAGCCACCGGCAGCGGGTGGCTGGAAGGATCAATTGGCTCGTACTGAGAACGGCGCGCTGATCGCGCACATGCAGAACGTTGAACTGATTCTCGGCAACGATGAACGCTGGGCCGGGGTCATCAGCTACAGCGCCTTCAGTTCCAAGATCGTCAAACTACGGTCTGCGCCTTATGGCGGCGGCACCGGGGACTGGGCGGACATCGACGACGTCCGCGTGATGAAGTGGCTCGCGCAGCAATACAACCTGCGGGTGAAATCGACTCAAGTGATTGAGGCGGTGAGCGTTGTCGCCCATGACCATGCATTCCATCCGGTGCGGGAGTACCTGAACAAGCTTGAATGGGACCGGGTACCTCGGCTGGAAAACTGGCTGACCGATGTGATGGGCGTGCAGGCCAGCGACTACTCGGCCAAGGTCGGCAAGCGTTGGATGCTGTCGGCGGTCGGGCGGGTCATGAAGCCTGGCTGCAAGGCTGACTCGGTGATGATTCTGGAAGGCGCGCAGGGCGCCGGTAAGTCGACGGCGATGAGCATCCTCGGCGGCGAGTGGTTCATGGACACACCTTTCGCCTTGGGCGACAAGGACGGGTTTCAGGCGATCCGCGGTAAGTGGATTGTCGAGCTGGGGGAGCTGGACAGCTTCAACAAGGCCGAGAGTACCAAGGCCAAGCAGTTCTTCTCCGCTTCTACCGATACCTACCGCGAGAGCTACGGCCGCAGAACGAATGACGTGCCTCGCCAGTGTGTGTTCGTGGGTACGACCAATCAGGACGAGTACCTCAAGGACGCCACCGGTAACCGGCGTTATTGGCCGGTCGCCTGCACCAAAGTCGACCTGGAGAAACTGCGCGAGATCCGTGACCAGCTTTGGGCTGAGGCGATGTTCTGCTATGAGGCGGGGGATATCTGGTGGGTGACGCCTGACGAAGCTCCGATGTTCGCCGAGGCACAGGACGAGCGCTTTGTGGTTGACGAGTGGGAAGGGCCGGTTTTGACCTGGTTGGAGGAATCGCAGATCGGCGAAACCACCACCGGCAGCGAGGTGCTGTCTGGTCCGCTGAAGCTTGACGCCGGGCACTGGGGTAAACCCGAGCAGATGCGGGTGGGGGCGATCATGCATCGGCTGGGCTGGAGGCGTACCCGCATGCCGGCGTTGGTAAAGAGTGGGCAGCGTCCGTGGGCCTACAAGAAACCGGCAGGTTGGGGCGGTGCCTCGGCGTTGAAGGTAGAACCGATCCAGGAGCCTTGCTTCGGTGATTAAACGTATCGATGAAATGCTCAAGCTGTGGGCAGAGGATCTGCACTCCCCGATGACCACGTCCTTGGGGGGATCAAGCGGCGGCAACATGATCGCCATGTTGATGGAGTGCAAGGGCGAGCTGATTCGCGGGACTCGCGGCAGCCGGGTGCTGCTGGATGAATCGGCGGATATCGAGCTGATCGTGAACAAACACCTCGCGCCCGAGCTGGCTCTGGTGGTGATGGAGCACTATTGCAACCACGAGAGCTTTCTGTCGCAGAAGATGCTGCACTGCGGATGCAGTGCGCCGACGTACTACCGTCGCTTGCACGATGCCCACGTACACATCGAAGGCATGTTGATGGGGAAGGCTGCGTGACCCCAGGCACGACTCCGGTAATTGTTGTCTCACTGGCCCGCCTTGTCCCACTGCGTTTTAACGTAGTGGGACAAGCGCGGGCCGCGTCGTTGTTGGGCTGTCCCACCGTCCCGCCTGCTGGAGCGCCCCGCCCATGTGAGCGCTGCGGACACCAGCACGCGCCCGTGGCGCGCACGCGTGTTATTCAATTTCTTCCTTTACACGAGAAAGAAGATAGAAAAGTAGGACAGTGGGGCAAAGCCCTGAATTTAGGCGCTCTCAGGCGTCCCACTTCGATTCTGAAAGGTGGGACAGATGGGACAACGCGAAAGCAACAGATAGCCGAGGTGGTGTATTCACCGACATTGCCTAGGCGTTTACCCTGCGTTACCCACATATTCACCGGGTGGCATTAAAGTGGGGTTGCTGCCATGAGAATCCACCTGTAAAAAGTAGTCATCTTCGATAGGTGCGACCGCAGAGAGCGGCAGGCACCACACCACCAAACCCGGCCATTGCGCCGGGTTTTTGCGTTTATGGGGTAGGCGATGACAAACGAGCAGCAAGCGCTGGCAGAGATGCCGATTTGGTTAGTGATCCTCCTGGCTCTGGTCGGTGGCGTGTCCGGTGAGATGTGGCGAGCCGACAAAGACGGAGCGCGAGGCTGGGCGTTGTTGCGGCGGCTAGCACTTCGATCCGGTGCCTGCATCGTCTGCGGCGTGTCGGCGATGATGCTGATGATCGCGGCGGGCATGTCGATCTGGACGGCGGGCGCCTTGGGTTGCCTGACCGCGATGGCTGGCGCCGATGTCGCCATCGGCCTCTACGAACGCTGGGCCGCTAAGCGACTGGGCGTCAGCGAAGTCCCGCCCGCCGGGGGCACGCAGGGGTGATGCACCGATCTGGGGCGCCGAAAACCGCCGGGGACCCTAGGGGTATCTGAAGGACACGGGGTCGGAAACCCGCGGGAAAGTGTTAGCGGCAGGGTTGCCAGCTTACTGAAATTCAATCCATTGAAATTGAAAGGTTCCATTGAAAAGCCGTTGAAAAGGAGGGCTTATGACAGAACCAATGTACCTGTCAAAGAGCGCCTTCGCGGCTCGGATCGGCAGGGCGCCCAGCTACATCACCTGGTTGAAAAACAACGACCGGCTGGTGCTGACCGCCGATGGTAAACAGGTCGATGTCACGGCCAGCGAAGCGTTGATTCGCGACACCGCTGACCCCAGCAAGACCGCCGTTGCCGACCGCCACCACCAAGACCGGCTTCAGCGTGACGTGTACAGCCAGTTATCCAGTCAAGTCGAACCGACTTCAATGGCTGCGCCGCCGCCCGCGATCACCCCTGCGGGGCAGCTGCCCGACTTCCAGAAAGCTCGGGCACTGCGCGAACACAACCTGGCCCAGCTCGCCGAGATCGAATTGCACAAGGCCAAGGGTTCGCTGGTCGCGATGTCGGCCGTCCAGACCGGTGCCTACAACGCCGGCCGCATGCTGCGCGATCAACTGCTGGGCATGCCTCCGCAGTTGGCGCCCGAACTGGCCTCCATGACCGACCCTTGGGAAATCGAAAAGCACCTCACGGCGGCGATCCGTCGCTCGCTGGAGGATGCCGAACGCATGTCTTCAGCGGACCTTGAACACGCACTGACCACGAGTTAAGCCCATGTCCACGGATATTCCTGACGGTGCAGAGGTGTACCGCGAGGCGTATTTCCGTGGGCTCCGGCCCGACCCGGATGTCTGGATCGATCAGTGGGCCGATGAGTACATGCGGATTCCGCGTGACACCGGCGCCGCTGAGCCGGGCCAGTACCGCACCTCGCGCACGCCGTATGCCCGCGAGCCCATGCGTTGTCTGTCGCCTGCTCACCCCTGCAAGCGCGTGATCACCATGGTCGCGTCGCAGCTGATGAAAACCCAGATCGGCCTGAACTGGATCGGCGGGCTGATGCACATGGCGCCGTCCAACATCCTGGCGCTGCTGCCAAGCCTCGGCCT